GTTGTTCCATGCGGCGCATAAGAACCTTGCTGCGGCCGGCGGTGTCATCGCGGTGGACACACTGACGACAGCACGTGCAGCTATGCGAACGCAAGGTGCGCCGGGTGACGGTACGCCGCTGAACCTGACGCCGACCTTCCTGCTCGTGCCGGCGGCGCTTGAAACGATCGCCTATCAATACACGAGCAACCAGTACACGCCGAATCAGGCAACGCAGCAGAACCCGTTCGTCGGAACGCTGACGCCGATCGTTGAGCCTCGTCTTGACGCAAAGAGCACGAAGGCGTGGTATCTGGCCGCCGACCCCGCAATGATCGATACGGTGGAGTACTGCTACCTCGAAGGCGAGCAGGGGCTGTACACCGAGCAGTCGCTCGATTTCGACGTTGACGGCCTGAAGGTCAAGGCCCGACTCGATTTCGCCGCGAAGGCAACGGACTTCCGCGGCCTGTATCAGAACCCCGGTCAGTAAGGGGCGCGTGGAGCTAGACGAAGCGGGCGCGATCGTCCCGCCCGCATCCTATTCAATACATCAGCACAGGAAAACCTCATGAAGAACTTTGTTCAGAGCGGCAAGACGCTGACGGCGACGCTCGCCGTCGCTGTAGTTTCCGGCCAGTTCGTCCAACTGGGTAACGCGAAACTGCCTGCCGTCGCGACGGGTGACTTCGCCGCGAATGCGCCTGGCGAATACCGCCTCGTTGGTGTCTTCGATCTGCCGGCCGATGGACCTTCGGCGGGCGCAGTCGGCGATTTTGCGTACTGGGATGCGGCCAACAACGTCGTCACGTCGACGGCAGGGGCGAACGCAAAGGCCGGTCTCTATGCCGCGCCGAAAGCAGCCAACGACGTCACCGCGCGAGTGCTTCTCTGCTCGCCGTCCGACCTTGCTTGACCTCAGCGTCTTCTGGGCCGCCTTCTCGGCTGTCGGTATGCTGAAAACTGCGCAGCTCGTGTCGGGCGATGGTTCGACGCGGGATGTGCAGGTCGGCTTTTCATCGCCTGACATGCTGGACCTTGGTGGCCAGGTGACGGCCGCTGAGTATCAGATCGAGTATCAGACGAGCGATATGCCGGGTCTGGCCCGAGAGGCGGTTCTCATCGTCGACGAGGTCCGTTACAAGGTCAGACGGCCTCCCCGGCGAAAGGACGACGGATTTTTCAGCGTGGCGGATCTGGAGAAACTCAAATGACCACGACTCGAGAGGGATTTGTATCCTCGATCATGGCGTCGTTAGGCGCCGACGAGCAGCTGCAGGCCGATGGGGTCGTGGTCAAGCGATCCATATACGAGGCGATAGGCAGTGATGAGCCGCGTGTCGTGGTCGTGCATCGCGGACGTGACCCCGTGTTGGCGTCGACGATTGGTCGCACGACCCGCCAGTGTGAACTGTTGATCACGGCGGTGGTGCGTGACAGCGCTCCGGATCAGGCTGCCGATTCCATCTTCGAACGTGCGCATCCGATCGTCATGGCGCTCGACGGTCCAAATGTTGTCGGCATTGAAGAAGTCGCCACCGAGGAGCCCGATGCCGCAGATATCGACGGCGGTGTTGGGGTCATGACGATGCGCTACGCGATCCAGTACCAGACGGCTCCTGACAGCCTGCTATAAACAACGCGGCACCTGCCGCACAAACCATCGAAAGGAGTTGATATGGGCACGTCCAAGTCAACACGCAATTCCGTTGTGCTGGCGAAGCTGCAGCTCGCGATCGGGCAGGCTGCGGTGCCGACCGGCGCGGACGATGCAATGCTCGTGGGCAACATCAGCGCGAAGCCCGTCGCTGCCGATCTTGTTGCGCGAGATCTGATCCGGCCGTATTTTGGAAACAGTGAACAACTGGCTGCCGGCTGTCACGCTGAGCTCGACTTCGAGGTTGAGGTAGCCGGCTCGGGCACGGCCGGCGAGGCTCCGGCGTGGGGCCGCTTGCTGGTAGCGTGCAACTTCGCCGAGACGGTCACCGCAGGCACCGACGTGAAGTACGCGCCGGTCAGTTCGGTCGTGCAGACCCCGCTCACGATGTATTACTACCTCGATGGGCTCCTCCACAAGCTGTCCGATGCAAAGGGTACGGTGTCGTGGGACTTCACGGTCAAGCAGATCCCGAAGATGAAGTTTCACTTCGTCGGCACCTACAACCCGGTCACGGACTCGCCTTTGCCGGCGAACACCGATTTCACGAAATTCCTGCAGCCGAAGCTGGCCAGCACGGAATTCACCACCTGGCAGATGCACGGTTATACGGGGCCGCTACAGGCGCTCTCGCTCGACATGGCGAATTCGCTCACGTGGGCAGCGCTCATCGGCTACGAAGGGGCGGAAATCAACGACCGAAAGCCGGCGGGCAAGATCACGCTGCAGCTCGGCTCGGTCGCCGATCACGACTGGTGGTCAACGGCGAAGGACGCATTGCTCGGCGCACTTACGCTCACGCATGGAAAAACGGCCGGCAACATCGTGCAGATCGATGCTCCGAAAGTGCAGTTGACCGATCCGTCGTACACGGATCAGGACAACAAGGTGATGCTCGATGCAACGCTGACGGTGAATCCCGATGCGGGGAATGACGAGCTGATCATCACCGTAAAGTAACTTTGCAGTTCAACCGATGCGGGCCGCCTTTGTGCGGCCCGTTTGCAATGGAGGATTGAGATGGCCTATCGAGTAGCCAAAAAGCCAACGTTCACGATGAAGGTGATTGTTGTTGAGCCGGGGGACGCCGACAGTGGCGACGTTGAAACCAGCGAATTCACCGGCCGGTTCAAGCGGGTTTCCGACGAAGAGCTCGTCGCGATCCGCACGTCGGGTCGAACCGACAAAGACATCATGCGCGAGATGCTCGTCGGATGGTCGGATCTGACTGACGAAAACGGTGCACAGCTGCCGTTCAGCGAGGAATTTCGCGACACGCTGCTGAGTATTCCCCACGCGTTGCGCGGTATTGCGTATGCGTTCATGGCCGGCGCATCCGGAGCTGGACTAAAAAACTGATTGACGCGGCACGGCACTGGGCCGGCGCCGATGTCGACGAAGTGACGGTCGACGCAGGCGTTGCCGATGCGCTGGCGGCGTTCGGTGCGCGGCAGGCGGACGTGAAGCTCGCTCGGGAGCAGGCGCCGGAACCGGCGTTTGAGGTCTATGAAGAGAACTGGGACGCAGTGCAGGTGTTCTCGGCGTTGTCGACGCAGTGGCGCATGTCCGCTTTCTCCGGGTTCGGCGCCGCACGACTTGTGCATACCGGTCTCGACTACGGCGCGATCGAGCCGGTGTACCGGCTGATCGGAATCAGGCGCGATCGCCGTGCCGCGATCTTTCAGCAGATCCGGGTTATGGAGGAAGCGGCGCTTGACGCGCTGCTGCCCGAATAGCCGATGTTTCCGCCCCTTCACGAGGGGCTTTTTTATGGGTGGTCGATATGGCAGGCACAAGCGGATCGCTCGGCCAACTGGTCGTGCAGCTCACGATGGACCCGTCGTCTTACAAGGCGAGCATGCGCGATGCGTCGAGCTCCGCTAGCCAACTGGGCACGTCGGTCGGCAGCGCGTCGAAGACGGCAACCGAGGGGATGGGCAAGATCGGTGCTCACACGGCGGGAGCGCGGCGCGAGCTGGTTGTGATGGGCCACGAGGTGCTGACCGGCAACTGGAAAAACCTCGGCGGCTCGGCGATGGTGTTTGCGGAGCAGATCGATGCCATGGCTCTCATCATGAGCCCGGCTGGCCTCGCCGTCTCGGCGCTCACTGGAGCAATTGCCGCATTCGCCGTGGCCGCATACAAGGGACATAGCGAGCAGGAGACATTCAACAAATCGCTGCAGGTGACTGGTAACTACGCTGGCCAGACGGCGAGCAGCTTTGCAGCGCTCACGCGGTCCATCGCGGATGCGACCGGCGACGGCCTTGCGCCGGCGCGCGAGGGTTTGCAGGGGCTGGTTTCGTCAGGCCAGATCACCGGGCAGTCGCTGGAACTGCTGGGGCAGGCAGTAGTGCGCATGCATGACCTGACCGGCGAGAAGCTCGAAGACATCGCGAAAGATTACGCGAAGATGCCTGAGGGCGTCGCCAAATGGGCAGAGCAGCATAACCAGAGCATGCACTTCATCACGACGGCGCAGTATGAGTACATACAGCGCCTCGAGGAGACCGGTGACAAGCAGGGTGCGATGCTGGTGGTGGCAAAGGCGCTCGATGACCATCTGCGCAACGAATCGCTACAGAATCTTGGCTACCTTGAGACAGCCTGGAAGGCTGTTGGCAAGGCAATCAGTGGCACATGGGAATGGATGAAGTCGTTCGGCCGCGATCAGACGCTGGCGGAACAGATTTCGGGCGCCAACGCGGAAGTCCAGCGATTGCAGCATGCGTTGCAGAGCCCATCCGGCGCGATGAATGCGGATCTGCTGCAGCCGCAGTTGCAGGCTGCTCAGGCGCGGCTCGAATCGCTTAACCGCGATGCGCTGCGCGAGCAGGACAGGGCCACTAACGCGTCCACCAATGCGCAGACGCAGCAGTCTGGCATCGAGGCGTCGGACTTCCTGAAGAAGCTTCACGATCAGGAAAAGGGCATTTTCCGCGTTAATCAGGCGCTCGACGAATACCACCGCAAGGTGGCGGATTTCAATAAGGCCAATCCGGACAATCCTGTTTCGGCGAAACAGCAGGCGGCCGACGAGGCGTCGATCCGTAAACAGTATGCGGACAAGGATGGGCTGTCGGAGGCGAACAAGGTCCGCAAAAGCCTGCTCGATGCAGCGCTGCAGCAGACGAAAAACAGTCTGGAGCTCATCCAGTCGTCGTACAAAAATTCGGACGATCAGTTGCAGGCGCTGCACAAAGCTACTTTGATCTCCGATCAGGCGTTCTATACGGCTGAAATCACATTGGCGGACGATGCGGCACAAAAGCAGATCGCCGCTTACGAGCAGGAGAAGAAAACGCTGCAGGCGGCCTACTGGAAAGCGCCCGCCGAAGATCGTATCCGCATTACGCAGGAGATCGGCGAGGTCGATACCAAAATCGCGAAGGTCCGGCAGGACAATGCTGCGAAAGACATGATGTATCTGACGCAGCAGGCCGACGCGCAGCGCAAGTACCTGAAGTCGATCACCGATACGCACGATGCGCTTCTGGCGCAGGCTGGCGTCTCGACCCCAAAGGCACTGCACGACTTCGATGAGCGTAACCGCGGTGCGATGCTGCAGGCCGCGACAACGGGCGATCTTAGTGGCGCAGCGTTTCTCGATCAGGACCGCCAGCTAACCAAGCTTAGTGCGCAGTACAACGACATCATCGCGCAGTCGAAAGACGCGCAAACCAAGATCTCGCTCGATCAGCAGCAGGGGCTGACCGGGCTCGTCGACGGGTTCTCGCAATTGCGTGCGAATTCGGCCGACACGGTGTCGTCGCTGCAGCAGCTGTACGACGAAGTGAACAAGCTCTCGTTCCAGACGACAGACGAGGGCGTGCTGCGAAATCTTGATCAGTTGCGCGACAAGATCCGGCAGTCGATGCTCGACAGCTCGAACTACCTGAAGGATTTCACCGACGCTGGACGCAGTGCGTTCAGTGGCTTCTTTCAGGATATTGCTGCGGGAACCAAGACGCCGGCGGAAGCGGTCAAGTCGATGGTCGCGAGCATGCTTGGCTCGCTCGCCCAGCTCTTCGCTAACAAGGCTTATACGAGCCTCATCGGCACATTGTTCGATGGTCTGTCGGCCGCTGCCGGCGGCACCGGAAATTCTGCCTATGGTTTTACGATGGGCTCGTCCATCCAGGGCAGCGGGGCGTTGTATGGCGCTGGCGCCGGCATTTTCCGAGCAGGCGGCGGTCTGGTAAGCGGGCCGGGCACGTCGACGAGCGACAGTATTCTCGCTCACCTGTCCGACGGTGAGTACGTTGTGAAGGCATCGGCGGTCGCGCAGCCGGGCGTGCTGTCGTTGCTCGAATCCATCAACGGTGGCGGATCGAGAAACAGGTTCGCGTCCGGCGGCTATGTTGGTTCCGCTCCCGTAAGCTCCGCGTCATCAATGCCGGCGCTGGCGCTGTCGGTTCCGGTCACGGTCGACGCCGGCGACGGCTCCGATACATCGCAGTCGAGTCCCCGCGTGAAAGATCTTATGTCGGGGCTTTCAGAAAAAATCCGGGCGGCCGTGAAGGACGAAACGCGGCCGGGCGGGATCATCTACCTCTTCTACAAAAATGGCCGCTGAGATCTTCACCTGGCTGGTTCGCGTGGGCGACGCCGGCGCCATCAAGTTGCGCACTCGCAGTGCGGTGTTCGGGGACGGCTACAGGCAGGTCGTCGGCGACGGCATCAATGGCAAATCGGCAAGCTGGCCGATAACCATCATTTCGCCGGCCGCCGAGATGCAGGCGGTCACTGACTTTCTCGACCGTCATGGCGGCAATGTACCTTTCCAGTGGACTCCGCCGTACGGCGACCCGGCGCTTTTCACGTGCGACGGCTACGGGCCGAAGCGGACAGCGGGCAGCCTGATCACGATCACTGCGACATTCGAACAATTCTTCGGGGCGGTCCCAAATGGCTAACTTGCAAAAAGTAAATCTTGGTGCGATCCCGGACGGCGCGGGCGGCGATGACGCTCGGACGGGCTTCAATCGCGGCAATACCAATGTCGATGTCCTGAGCACGCAGCTCGCGCTCGTCAGCAACGCCGCTGGGACGATCACGAATGCACAAGCGCTGACGAACGCGCACGTCGGCAAGCGTGTGAACATCAATCTCACGAGTGCTGGAACTATCAACCTGCCGTCAGCCGCGACGTGCGCCGCGGATCAGGTTATTCACCTGCGCAATACGGGCGGCACTGTCATCACACTCGCCATCACAACCGGATCGGGCGACACCATTGCGCTGTCGCAGCTAAACCCCGGCGAATCTGCGTTGATGGATACGGACGGCGTACATGCGTGGAACGTGATTACACGGGGCCGAAGCAACTCAGATAACGAGGTGGTAAACGGCACGCTGTACGTTAATGGGGCCGGTGGCGTACAGGTTTATAACGGTGTGGCGGCCCTCGGCCAAGTGAGCGCGGGCTCGATCCTCTCCAGTGGAAACGTAGGGCTCACCTATGCTACGCCTGCCACACAGCGGGCTATTACTTGGTCCACCGGTGGAAAGGCGCGTTGGTTCCTTCAGAACGACGGTTCGGCGGAAGCTGGCTCTAACGCGGGTAGTAACCTGGTCCTGTCTGCATTCAGCGACACAGGGGCGTTCCTTGGCAACTGGCTCACAGTAAGCAGAGCCACAGCCTCTGTTTCCATTCCCGGAGCTACGCGCGTCGGTACGGCCGCCTCAGTGGACGGCGCGGTACTGTTCGCGTCGAACAACCAAAGCGCAGTAGGGTCTACACCAGCCGCTAGCTTTAGTTCCGGTACTGCGACGGGTCCCCGCCTTTGGGTGATTCCTAATACAGGCGCGGCATACTTTAATCCAATCGTCGGCGCAAACGACGTTCTTCTGTTGCCGAACAACGGAGGGAATAGCGGCGTCAATCTATCCATCTGCCCGCCAGGCTCGACCGCTGGAGGCATGCGTTTAACCGCAGACGGGAATGTTTCGTTTGGCGTCGTCAACATCGGCGGTCTGTACAACGGTACGGCCACGGCCGACGGCACCGGCTTCGGCGTAGACCACGGTTTCTACATTCAGCGCAAAGCCGGCGCGGGGATATGGGTTTCGAAGAACGGTAGCGTCGCGGGCACATGGGACCCGGCGTATATCCAGTTTTACAACCAGGGCACTCAGATCGGCAGCATCTCGACGCCCGCCGGCTCTTCGATCTCGTACAACACGACTTCTGACTATCGCATCAAGACCGTCGTGCGTCTTGCCAGCGGCGTGCTTGATCGTGTGTGCGCCATCCCTGTCTATCGTGGCTACTACACGGCAGATGGCGCCGGGTCGGAGCACGAGATCGCATTGGCGCATGAGATTGCTAAGCAATTCCCGGCCGTCGTGAGCGGGGAGAAAGATGCGGTGTCCATACACCCGGTGTTTCGGGAGGACTACGACCCGAACGACGTAAAGCCGGAGGACGTTACCGGACTCGCAGAGGCGATCGTCCCGCAACAGGTGGATTACTCCAGGCTAGTGGTTCCGCTATTCGCTGCCGTTCAGGAACTGAGAGCGTTGCTCGACGCTGCGAATGATCGAATCAGCGACATGGAGAATAAACGATGAGTATCACCTCCGATATCCAATTGCTCTCACCGGGCCGCCTAATTGAGCTTTTCGATCTCGACGCGACCGCGATCGGCGGTCAGATGGCGCGGTTCCATGCCCATCTGACCGCCGGCCCGATCGTTTGGCAGGGTAATGTCTATTCTCCCTGGCCGGTCACCGCCGAGGGGTTTCAACGGACAAGTACAGGCGCTGCGCCTACTCCGACTCTCAAGGTGGGCAACGTCGATGGATCGATCTCCTCGTTATGTATCGCGCTCGCGGATCTTGTGGGCGCACAGGTGACGCGTCGCCGGACGCTGACGAAATACCTTGATGCGGTGAACTTTCCGGATGGGAATCCAGGGGCGGACCCGGATGAGGAGATGCCTCCGGAGGTGTGGTTGATCGAGCGAAAGTCGCACGAGGACAATGAAACTGTCGAGTTTGAGCTTTCCTCGCCGCTTGACTTCGAGGGGGAGCAACTGCCGCGTCGACAGATCATTCCTAACATCTGTGCGTGGGAGTACCGCAGCGCGGAGTGCAGCTACACCGGACCAGCCGTCGCCGACGGTAACGACCAGCCAACGGACGACCCGGCGAAGGATGACTGTAGCAAGGGGCTGAAGGCTTGCAAGCTGCGCTTCGGCGCGAACAATCCGCTGCCGTTCGGCGGATTCCCTGCGGCCGGTCTCGTCAGGAGCTAGGCATGCGCCAAGTGACTTTGGACGCGATTCGCGATCACGCGATTCGCGCCTATCCGCGCGAATGTTGCGGTCTGGTTGTCGCTGTCGGTGACCGAGATCGTTACGTCGAATGTACCAACGCAGCGACCGGGACCGATCACTTCATTCTGCCCGCCGCCGAATATGCGGCGGCTGAAACGCTCGGCGACATCGTAATGGTTGTCCATTCCCATCCCGATGCGCCGTGTGAACCGTCGGAAGCGGATCGGGTGGCCTGTGAAGCATCAGGGCTGCCGTGGATGATCGTCGAGGTCCGGCGTGGCGATAACGGCACGGTGAATATTCGCGGGATGTCGAATATCGAACCAGCGGGTTTCTCGGTGCCGCTCATCGGGCGGAGTTTCGCGCATGGAGTGCTCGATTGCTACACGCTCGTGCGCGACTGGTATCGCGTCGAGAGAGGGATTGTCCTGCGCGATTTCACGCGCAGCGATAACTGGTGGAACGAAGGCGCTGATCTCTATATGGAGAACTATGGCGCCGCCGGTTTTCGCCGCCTTGTCGACGGCGATCCACTCGAAGCCGGTGATGTGATCCTGATGCAGATTCGTGCCGACGTGGCGAACCATGCTGGCATCTATATCGGCAACGGTTTGATGCTGCACCACCGTTACGGGCGCCTCTCAAATCGGGAGGTCTATGGTGGCTACTGGCTTGAAAACACCCGCGCCGTGTTGAGGTATGTCGATGACCGAAAAAGTTAGAACAATCAGGCTGTACGGGCGGCTTGGTGCGATGTTCGGCCGTGTGCACCAGCTTGTAGTGAGCAGCCCCGCCCAGGCCGTGCGTGCGCTTTGCATCATGGTTCCCGGCTTCGAGCGCGAGCTGATGCAAAGCCGCGACAAAGGCATCTCGTATGCGGTGTTCGCAGGCAAACGAAACCTCTCCTACGAGGAGTTGCGCTATCCCGCCGGGCAGGACGAGATTCGCATCGCGCCGATACTGCAGGGTTCGAAGGCCGCTGGACTGTTCCAGACCGTGCTCGGCGCCGTGATGGCCGCTGTCGGATATTACTTCGGCTGGACAGGGATCGGCGCGATCGTCGGCAACATGGGCGTGGCGATGATGGCGGGCGGGATGCAACAGTTGCTCGCACCTTCGCCCAAAGGGCTGTCGAGCAAAGACAGCGCGGCCAACTCGGCGAGCTACGTGTTCAACGGGCCAGTCAATACCGAGGCGCAGGGCGGCTGCGTGCCTCTGCTGTATGGCGAACTTGAAATCGGGTCGGCGGTTGGTTCTGCCGGCATCTATGCGGAAGATCAGCAATGACACAGATCATTGGGTACAAGAAAGGCGGCGGCGGTGGCTACACGCCGACCGAGGCTGATGACAGCGCGCGCTCCATCTCGTACGCAAAAGTGCTCGATATCCTGAGCGAGGGTGATTGCGAAGGTCTCGTGAACGGCATGCAGTCGGTGTTCTACAACGGCACGCCGCTGCAGAATCCGGACGGCTCGATCAATTTCCCAGGCACGACGTTCGACTTTCGCTCAGGTACGCAGGATCAGGATTACATCGCGGGGTTTCCGGACGTCGAAAACGAGATAGCAGTGGGCGTAGAGTTGCGCTCGGAGCAGCCCTACGTGCGCGCAGTCACGAATCTCGACCTTTCTGCTGTTCGCATCCGGCTATCGACGCCGCAGTGGCAGAAAGCTGACACGAGCACCGGCAACATCACGGGCTATCGTGCCGAGTACGTGATCGAGCTGGCGACCGATGGGGGCGCATATCAGACCGTCCTCTCGTCGGCCTTCGACTTCAAGGTCAGCAACAAGTATGAGCGAAGCCATCGCATCAATCTGCCGCCTGCTCTGAATGGCTGGACACTCCGCGTTCGTCGTCTCACCGCGAACGCGAATAGCGCAGCGATCTCCGACACGATGAACATCGAGTCGGTGACCGAGATCATCGACGCGAAGCTGCGTTATCCGAACACCGCGCTGGCCGGCACGCAGATCGATGCGTCGCAGTTCCAGAGTGTGCCGACCCGGTCGTTCCGTATGCGAGGCCGCCGCATCCGCGTGCCGTCCAACTACGACCCGGCCACGCGCAACTATTCAGGACCGTGGGACGGTACGTTCAAAGTCGCCTATACCAACAATCCCGCGTGGATCTTCTATGACCTCGCGACGCATCCGCGCTACGGCATGGGGCACAGGATTACAGGCGCGCAGGTGAACCGGTATGCGCTTTACCCGATTTCCCAGTACTGCGACGAGCTGGTGCCCGATGGAAAGGGCGGGATGGAGCCGCGTTTCACCTGCAATGTGTACCTGCAGAAGCGGGACGATGCATACAAGGTGCTGCAGGATCTTGCGACCGTGTTTCGTGGTATTGCCTATTGGGCTGCAGGCAACATCGAGGCCGTCGCCGACATGCCGACGGATCCGGTCTACACCTATACGGCAGGCAACGTCCTCGGCGGTAAGTTTGTTCGGCAGGGCACCGATCGCAAGACGCGTTACACGGTCGCGCTCGTTTCGTGGAACGACCCGGCAAATCATTTTCAGAGCGCTGTCGAGGCGGTTGAGGATCGCGACGGCAAGCTGCGGTACGGTGTGCGCCAGACCGAGATAACCGCGATTGGCTGCACGTCGCAGGGTATGGCGCAGCGCGTCGGGAAAATGGCGCTTCTAACATCGCGTATGGAAACGCAGGAGGTCGCATTCAGCGTTGGGCTTGACGGCGTCAAGGCGCTCCCCGGTCAGGTCATCCGCATTGCCGACTCATCGCTCGCTGGCCGTCCGATCAGTGGACGTATCGCCGCTGTGTCGGGTCGGACCATCACTGTCGACCGTGACCCGGTTGTCAGCATTGGCGACTCTCTTATCGTCAACTTGCCTACTGGCACAAGCGAGGTGCGGGTTGTGTCAGCTGTTGCCGGCCGCAAAGTAACTGTGTCGGCTGACTGGTCGGTCGACCCGATGGTGGAATCAGTGTGGGCGGTTGAGAGTGCAACGCTCGCGATTCCGACCTATCGGGTCGTCATGATCGCAGAGCAAAGTGACGACGATTCGATCAATTTTGCGATGACCGTCGTGCAGCACGAGCCGGGGAAATTCGGCAACGTCGACTTCGACACGAAAATTGACACGCGTCCGGTGACCGTCATTCCGCCGTCGGTGCAGCCGCCGCCGACCAACGTCAGAATTTCAACCTATACGCGTATCGATCAGGGCGTTGCCGTCACGGTCATGGTCATCGACTGGACTGCGGCGCCTTCGACAGTGCAATACGAGGTCGCATGGCGAAAGGACAACGGCGACTGGGTGACAGCAGGAAAAACCGGTTCGGTGTCGATCGAGGTCAGTGGCATTTATGCCGGAGGCTATACGGCGCGTGTTGTCGCAATCAATGCGATGAACGTGCCATCGATTCCGGCGTTCAGTGCGTTGACCCCGTTGCAGGGGAAAACGACGCCGCCGCCGGCTGTGACGTTCCTGCGCACGAAATCGCTGCTGTTTGGCATCGAGGTCGACTGGGGTTTCCCGGATGGGGCGGGAGACACCCAACGCACAGAGCTTTGGTACAGCAAGACGGCAAGTCGGGATGATGCGACGAAGCTGGGCGACCTCGCCTATCCCCAGGCGTCTTACTCCCTGATCGATCTCGCTGCGGGCGCCTCTTTGTTTTTCTGGGCGAGACTGGTTGACCGGACAGGAAATATTGGACCATGGTATCCGCAGGGTGCAGGGGTGAATGGCCAGAGCAGCTCGGACGCCACGCCGATTCTGCAGTACCTGACCGGGCAGATTACGCGCTCAGAGCTGGGACAGGAGTTGCTTTCGGCAATTGACGATGCGG